TATGTCCGGGTTTGATTGTTGGCTTACCTGCATCAAGTAACGAAGTCCAATCTACCTGATTTGATACAAAGTAGGTAATACCACCACAAGTAAATGTTTCTTTGCCACCAGGATAAATTATATTTCTTGAACCAAACCAATAGTTAATTTCTCTTTTTACACGATAATCGTACAATGCAAGTTCCAACTGGTCTGCTTCTTCGAAACGAACTTCTTTTGCGTGTTTTTTGGCCCATTTTGAAATTTCAATCTGAGAACCAAAATACTGGCAATAATTGTAATCATCATCCGGTACGTAGGTACTTGGATCAGTCTGCACGTTAAATTCATTAAGCGCCCTACCACCAATTACGATTTGAGCATTTAAGGCAATATTCTGCTGGCCTGTTTTTAATAATGACTTCTTTGCTGTTGTTGCATTATCACCATTTACCGGATTAACCTTTACAATACTGTTTGCAACATCAACCTGATTTACATACAACTGCAATGGAGCATTTGCCATTTTGGTTGTTCCCGCACCTTCGGCATATCCTTTAACGGATGGGATAAAAATAGTATCACCAACTCCGTATAATGTTGGATTTCCAACGGATAAATCAAATGCAGACTGATTTGCTGCTGTTACTGCTACCGTAACTATGTCCTCGAATGGTTTAGTTTCTACAGCATAATGCCTTGTCTTAATAGATCGTGTTGCCCTTCGACTGTCTTTAATGCCAGTCCTCAATAGCTGATCCATTGGAGCATAAGCGGGCCACATTTTTGTAACAACTTCGTCAATGTCGTCCAAAAGCAACCCAGGTTGAGCCTCTTTGATAGCTTCCGTTCCTAACGGTTCTGTAACCACTGTGCCCACATTTCCCAAAATAAGACCTGCGGCCGGCGCAATTAATCCAAATACCAGGGTAGCGATAAACCCGGTAAACATCACGAGAAAAATACGTGATATTGTAGTTGAAATTTCAATTGTCTTTTTCATTTTAATAATTATTAGTTAAACTCTAAATTCGTTTCTTAATCCTACAGATAGTTTTTGTTTTTTGCCCGGTGTTGTGGATGCAGCCGAACCATTCAAGTTTGATACAAGGCCGGTATTATTAGCGGCCATGCTTTCCCGTTTTTTTTCAATTTTTTCATTTCTGCCATGAATACGTCCATCTTCAAATGAATTCTCGATCTCTTTGTCTTTTTCAGAGATAACTTCATCATGTATGAATCCTTTCATCATTTTCATAAAGTTATCTTTAGTTACAAGGAAATCAGTTGCATCTTTAAACATCATTGCAACATTTTCTGCAATTGCCTGACGTTTTTCTTCCGGGATTTTTAATTCATCGGCAGCAGCATTGAAATTTTTATCTGTTTCGACTTCATTTGCACTCCATTTCTGCATTTTTTCCTCTTTTTCCTTGTATTTCTGCTTTCTGACTTGAATAGCTTCTTCACCCTCTGGAGATTCATTAATTTCATCCATGTTGAAATTTTCAAGGATTGCCCTTTGCCATGATTTGCCATTTTTTATATCAACAAGCATATTAACTGCTTCCTGACTGTCGGTTAATGATTCGTTAAACCAAGTATTGAAAGCATCCATTTTTATTAAAATTGGAGCAGCAGCAATTAATATTGCCTCTGGTGTCGAAACATCTGCATCCGGGAAGTATTTTAAAACAATATTTTTTGCCTGATCCAATCCAGATTCGGCAGGTGGTGTTTGTTGTTCTGATATATTCTCCGGGACTGGCGTAACTTCTTCAGCAGTTTCCTGCGGTGCAATTGCTTGATTGTTTGCCTGATTATTTACATCTTCATTGATGATTGTTTCCTGATTTTCTGCACCAGTCACATCTTCATTTTCTTTGGTTTTCATCATTAATACATTATAAATTATAAATTATCAGTAAAAAACGACTGAAATGTACTTCTTAACATAGATTTTGTTTATTAGTTTCAGTACAGATTTGTACTAAAAGTGCATTTTTGCAATATTTTTGATAATTTATTGCAAAAAATTAAAAATGGGCCGGGAAAGTACCAACATTAAACATTATAAAATTATTTGCATTTATGATGAAATTGTGAAAAGTTGTCCCATTGAATATAAAAAATTTCTCGGCAAAGAATATTTCATAACAAAAACGGTTGAAATATCCATTTCACAAAATATTCAGGAAGTATCAAGAAATACCGTTTATCTCGCATTACGAAATAGAAAATCATTAAAAACAAGATTTCTCAATCAAAGTTTAGATTTATGAACATATCAGACAAGATATTGATTGAAAATGAAAAACGGAATTTTATACTTGATGCTCCGTACAATCCTATAACCGGAGAAGGAAGTTCGATTAAACGGCAATTGATTACATTTAATGATTTTCCTAAAAAATTATATTTCCCTATTGAAATGCTCAATACTGAATACATGCAGAGAATATTGGAATACAAAAATCTGCATGATATAGGTAAAATTCTGGGAATTACATCAGAGTTGGTTTATAAGCAAATCAGCGAATTGCGAATAAAACACGATTTTGAATTTTGGGCGGCAGATTTTGTTAAAATCAAACCAAAAAAAGGGGGTGATTTTATACCTTTTAAACTCAACTATCCCCAAAGATTGCTGCACAATGTCGTTTATGATCAGATTGTAAATTTAGATGCAATAATTCGATTGATTTTACTTAAATCAAGACAATTCGGCGGTTCCACTTATTTGGATATAATGATGGCATATATTCAGATAGTGCAAAAAACAAACTGGAATAGTTTGATTGCTGCACATCTTAATCAAGCTGCTATCAATATCAGATACATGATAAAAACTTTGTCGAATCATTATCCAAAGGATATCGATAGTTCATTTGAATTAAAATCATTCGAAAATACCCATAACATTAAAATAATTCCATCCAGAAATTGTAAAATTACGGTTGGTTCTATTGAAACTCCTGAATCAATCAGGGCCGATGATGTTGCTTTGGCCCATTTGACTGAAATATCGAGTTGGAAAAAAACAGAAGGTAAATCTCCTGAAGATTTATGTCAATCTATTCTGGGAACGATCCCAATTGAACCTTGGTCAATGTATGTTCTTGAATCAACGGCCAAAGGTGTTGGCAATTTTTTTCATCATTCATGGAAAAATGCAATTGGTGGAATAAATGGCCTTGCTCCGGTTTTTATTGGATGGCATCAGGACCCGAAGAATAGAATTTATTTTAAAACTCTGGAAAAAAGAGATTCTTTAATAAAAGGCATGACACAATACGAGGAATTTTTATGGCAGCAAGGCGCAACCCTGGAAGGCATTCAATTTTACCGGCACAAGCTAAAAGAAATGGAAGGAAACGAATGGCGAATGAAATCAGAGTTTCCAACAACGGCAAACGAAGCATTTCAAAATACCGGAGAACGAGTTTTCTCCCCGGTTTATTTAGCTGTAGCTGAAAAAGACTGCATTAAACCTGAATTCAAGGGAGATGTATTTGCGGATGGCAGGTTTGGGAAAGAAGCATTGCAAAATATTCGTTTTGACGAATCCCCAGATGGAAAACTTTGGATTTGGGCAATGCCTGATCGTTCTGTAAATATGGATTACCGTTATTGTGCTTTTGGCGATATTGGCGGCACATCGAAAGATGCTGACTATTCAATAATTAAAGTATTCGATAGGTACTGGATGCTTGACGGTGGCGATCCTGAAGTTGTGGCCGTTTGGCATGGTCATATCGACCAGGATTTATTTGCATGGAAATGTGCTCAAATTTGCACAATGTATAATGATGCTTTACTGGCAATCGAAATAAATTCTCTGGATAAAGAAAAAACTGAAGGTGATCACTTTTATACGGTTCTGGATGAAATAGCCCCCTATTATAGAAATTTATATCTTCGAAACGATTTTGAGAAAGTTGATGACACGTTTGTTCCTAAATATGGATGGGCGTCAAATTCTCAAACTAAAGGCCAAATTATTGGAGCATTAAATAAAGCATTGAGAGAACGGTATAATAAAGAATTGGGTATTGAAGAAACTCCCTCTTATGTTGAAAGAGATCAAAGGGCAATTGAAGAAATGAGTTTTTATGAAAATAAACCAAATGGTTCGCAGGGTGCTGTTGATGGTGGTCACGATGATCATGTAATTGTTACTGCAGGTGGCGTTTGGTTAAGTAATTCATTCATGCCAAAACCAATTTTAAGAATAGACGAAAAATATACAATAAAGAAAATGCAATCAGAAGCATCATTTTAAATTTAATTATATGGAAAACAGACAAAGATTATTATTGCGTAGCAATTTAGGCGGAACACTTGATGGATTAACAAACGAACAGATTATGGCTATTGAAACCACAATGACACAATTTGCAGTAAGTGAAATCAGCAGGTATCAAAACAGGGAAATCAAAGGAACAATAACAAGTTTTTTCCAATTGTGTATGAATTTTTCCTGGGATAATACCATTTTGTATTTACGGTATCTAAGTTTACTGATGGCAACAAAAAAAGCAAAAATGTTGCACAAAATCGAAAAAAGAAAGGTTTATGCAATTCGCGATTCTTTGATAGGATATAAGATTTTAACATCACGAGATATTGATGCAAAAAAAAAGTTTAAAATAATGAAAAAAGAAGTTGATTTTAGGAAACTTGATTCGATGGCTGATTTTAAAATCCAATAAAAAACCCGGAAGTCAATACTCCCGGGCCCGAATTAAATAAACCAATTATGAGAAAAAATACTACTTGCCATTTATCATAAAAGATAGCTGATTGATTTTGTTCATATCCGCTTCTGATTTTTGAACGTATGATGCCTGTAATTGATTTGCTGCATCTTTTGGATTTAATGAACCCTGTTCTACCTGTTGTTTTTTATTCCGCAAATCTTCCAGTAGTGCTTCTGCAAATGGTAAATTGGAATGGCTCAAAAACATTTCCATGTCAATCATGCCTTGCAGAACAAAATCTTTTAACATATCGTCAACCCAATTTTTATAAGTGGGTGAATCATTAATTTGCCCGATAACAATTTCAAAATCGGTAACATCATCCAGTATGGCTTCAGGATCGTACATTTGAGTATCGCCTTTCCCGGAGATGGCTAAATATCTTTTTGATTTATAAAACTGAATAATCGTTTGCAATACTTTTAAATCCCGGTCTTTTCTGAAACTCGCAAATGATTCCAGAATGTCCCTGTTATTTAAAGAAGTTTGTTGAATTTCCATTGCGTATTTACTTGCCGGTGTATTTGCAGAACCCTGTTGCCCCTGCATAGCCGGTTGAACGCCTGAAATATCCTGCATCCACTTTATTTGCAAACCGATTAATTCTGTTATTCCCAGATTTGGCATTTGACCACCTAATTCAATCGGTACTTTGCCACCTTGAGCTAAATCAAGTATTATTACTCCGCCAATAGTTTTATATTTTTTACCAAGTAATTCCTCTGATTGACCATCGAGTGTTTTTTTATCAAAAACTACTGTGTTTTTAGCACTTGAATTCATAATGAAATCCCATATAGTAATTAATCGGTTAATGTATTTTTGCTGATCGATATAATCCTCTGCAGGCCCCCAGATTTCACCGTTAATTAATGGGTATGGTAAAATTATAAAAGGGTGCATACCATGTTCGTATGGCGTTCTTCCCTGGCGAAGTACATGCCCCATTGGAGTTAAGTATTTAAAGAACCATTCTAAGCCAACGGTTGTATCATACTCAATAAGATATTTACCCCAATTCTCAATTGGTATTTGTTCGGGTTTTAACTTTTTTTCAATTCTATCGTAATTAATTCTCTCAAGTTCTTCAAGAGTACCATCCCAATATCCTTCCTGTCCGTTTGATTTGTCCCAAAACTCAATTACATCGACAGATTTTTGTTCCCAAACTTCAATAACTCTGCATTTGTAAGGATCGTTTGAATAATAGAACGATAAATCTTCGCCACGTCTTGACGAAAATCCATAAGCGTTCATTATTTCTTCTTTTGAAATAGAACCGTATAGTTGCGATAAATAATCTTTGTCAGCCTGATTTTTTGCAAAAGAAGCATATAATTCATCGAATGTTAAATCGTGCAACATTCCAATTCTTCTTAAATCGTTGCCCCGGATATCTCTCATGTCAGAATTTACAAAAAGATATTGCATATCGTAATACTCAACAGATACATCATATCGTTTGTATTTTTTTATCATATCCCAACCAACTCTTTGAACTGGAAGACCGGATAATATAAATAATTCAAATGTTCTTGCATCAATTTCTTTTGTATTGTTACTCTGCAATACTGCTTGAATGGCGTTTGAAAGCATTTTTTCCACTTCAGCCATTTTTTCCCTTCTTGATATTACAATCGACTTCCCGGATTCTGAACGGAACAATCCAACCAATGATTTCAACATTGGGCGCATTAAGTTCTGTTTTAATGGCAATTTTCCCTGTTCTCTTATATATTCATCTTCGGTTACAACGTCACCATCATCATTTATAACCGAGTCAATCCATTGATCTCCTCTGTTAAAAGATGCATTCCTTCTAAATCTTTTCCGTACGTCATACATAGAATCCCAATCCGTCCGATACGTTTCCATCGAAATCATATTATCCGACAACTGTTTATTCCCTGTGATGGGAATTGTTTGTTTTTCGGTAAGTTTTATTCCCCTAACTCGTTTGGCCAATCTCGAAGTATCGATATTTGAAATATCTGTTATCATTGCTGTTGTTTTATTTGTTTAACATCATGAATAAAATCTTTCATTAAATCACTAACGGTTTGTGCAGCTTCTTCGCTTTCAAATCCTTTGGCTTCCATTATAAGCGAAATAGCACTATCAGTTGCGTCAAATCTCGCTTTTAATTTTGGATAATCCGAACGATAGTATTTTTTTAAATTTTCAATATTGTATGAAGAATTTGCTTTACTTCTGTAAAAATCTGCATCTCCAATCAATTTTTTGATATCGTTATATTCGCGAATAATTTGCCATTTTTCTTCCGGAACATTTCTGATAAAAGCATTTATAAAAGGTACATTGTCTAAATCCAATGAATCATTAGGATTTGCAAATTGGATAATGCTTGTTACAAAATCAGTCAATACCCTACCTGTGCCACCAAAATAACCTTTTATTAGGTGTTCAATTTTTGATGGATTAATGTCTGCCACCCAGGGAACATATTTTAGTTCTCCGTTTTCAATTTTGAATTTCAAATTATCTTCTCCACCTGCTGCTTTGAAAATCATATCAGTAAAAAATTCAATCGCAGGATTGACGTTCTTTTTGTGTAACCCAGAATCGGCCAGTTTATTTTCAAGTGATTTTGTGAACGGTTCAATTGCAATTTTCGATCCCATGAAATCCTTGTTTGTGAAATATGCTTCCGATATTGGTCTTATAGTTGTAGGAATTAACGGCGCCATCGATAATTTACCATCCTGAATAAAGGCTGTTACATCGATTGGAGAAATGCCGGCAACAAGATTACTGAATGATTGTCCCAATGATTGCCCCAATGTTTTATGTCCCTGAAAATAATCGTATGCAGAAACTCCCATTGCGTGAAATCCTCTGTAAAATTGTGGCAAAGGAATTCTAACGTATTTTGATTCATTCGAGAATGGTAACGGGAAAGTCACATAGTTTTGGCGAACATAGTCATTAAGGCGATAATATTCATCGTTGTCTTTGTCGGCCCAATCGTTTAACAATGCTTCAAGGAAACCCAACAATGCAGATGCAGCAAGCGCAGAAATAAATTTTTTCTTATTTACTTTATACAACTGCAGGTTTTTTTGTAACGCATTACTTGCAGCTTTAAAGAAAGCGAAACCGGCTTCAATAAGTTTTGTCCCTTTCCCTCTCATATTAAAATCTACCGAAGATATTCTACTTTCAAATGCCGCATCCCTTACCGTTTTTCCTTTGTTTCTTGCACTCAAATAAACTCCAAATCTGGTAGTGTCTTCAAAAATACGGTTCCAATGTTCAATGCCTTTTAAAACATTTGCGACTGTATTAACTATTTTCCCCGAATAAGAATCTTGATTAATCCTTTTTTGGAGTGCTTTATACAATTCTTTTTCGAGTTGTTCAACTGTTTTTTCGTGAGTAAAACCGGTTGTTCCACCTGCCTCATAGAATTTTTTAAGTTCTATCTGTAACGGATCATTCGGATTATAATGTCCTGAAATGTTACGAACAATAGTTGCAGCAGCTAATGGTGTGAATTCTGTTACGAATTTCGCCAACGCTGTGTCGTTTCGGATGAATTGTGTTATTGCTGCTTCTGGTTGGTCCCTGAAGAAGTTCGTAAATGGGAAAACAGGATTGTAACTGGTCATCATTCTTTTCATGAAGTTCGTCCATGATGATAAACCATCAAATAACCACGATTCTCCCAATTTTCTTGCATCAAAAACATGGCCAAAGAAAGTAGCCATTGTATTTTGATTATTATACGCCTGGGCAATACTTAATTTATCGTCCGGGAAAGCCACGATATAAACTTTGCCATCCTTTTTTACAACAACTTCGCTTTGTTTTGCATTAAATTTTGTTCTTAGCTTTTCATTTTCATTATAAAATTCGGCTTTTGCCAAACCTTCTTCGAACAATTCTTTCGGCGGTTTTGCCAAATTTCCTTCATCATCCCGGTACAACGTCCAAAATGTTTCATCCTGTTCGGTTTCGGGATTCCATTCAGTAACCTGTACCAAGTATGCTCTTTTAAGGAAATGCATTCCATCGAAATTACCGCCATAATTATTGGTTACAAGTTCCCACAATGCTAATTTTATTTCATTTGAAACTTGCTCTCCGATAGCTTTGAATGCAACTGACTGTAAATATGCAAGTGGATTGTCGGCCAAACTTAACCTTCCCTCTTTATGTTTTAAAGATTTACCTATTCCAAACTGATTATTTTTGAAATGCATGGTCTTTGCTGCTCCTTCTCTCCATCCTCTTAATGGCACAAAATTTTCAAACTGGTTCAGATATTTTTCATACTCTTTTTTACTTATCTGTTGACCTTTGTACCAGGTATCAAGGGTATGAGTTGTTGCAGTTTTAATATCATTCCAAAATTCAGTTACTAAATCCTCTGGAGATGTGTTTTCAAATCCTCTGATAATTGATTCTGCCAGTTCGTCAAAGTTTTCATATTTCTCCATTGGATCAAGTGGGCGAAGTCCGGAGTAATCTTTATTGGATAATTCAGCAGCTTTAATTTGAATATCCTGCAATTCAGTACCATCATAAAATGTAGTAATAAATTCATCCATCATTTGTTCGGTTGATTTGATGGTATTATCTTTCAACCATGTTTTAAACTGGTTGTTTACACTAAATGGCTGTGATAAAATCCAATCTGCAAGTTCTTCTGCCCTCATTACCCGATTTCTTTCCAGACCATGTTTTGCAATCATGTACGGACCGACTGAATCAACATTAACTCCGGCTTTTTGAAAATCTGCCAAATCATCAATGACTGGATTTATAATTTGTTCCTGATATTCGCGATACATGGCTTCCATTCTTCCGAATGAATTTCGCATATCCCTGTAAGGTTTTGAGTTATCATCGATTATTCCACCACGTTTTACTATTTCGTCAAAATGTCTTCTTATTGGAAGTGTTTCATCAATGTAAAACTCTCTCATTCCCTCAATTATATCTGAAAACTTCGGTTTTACCCTGGGTTTTTCTTTATAAATTTTGGTTGCGGTTTCAAGTGTTTCAATATCATCTGCAATGGTATTTGGCCTGTTTGCTGCAATTGATAATTGTGCAGAATTATTATTTGTTGTTGGAAAAATAAATTCATCTCTTAAAATATCTTCCGTTTCACTCAATGGGAATTGCCTTCTTTGGCTTTCAGACAATAACATTCTATCCTGTGCGTTTCTTGCTTCCACTTCTCCTGCAACTCTGGCATAAATTTCATAAAAATAACTGCTTCCATTTTCATCGATTAATTTCTTTAATTCATTTTTAGAACCGGCATTTAA